TGCTCACCAGCCACCTTGATGGCATTGACCATTGCAGCCCCGACCACACTCGCGATGCCATCATCACGAGCGTCGAACTGAACCTCGTCATGGACCCAGAGCATCTGCTCGAAGTCTTTGCCGGGGACCAGCTTGGTGGCCGCTTCAGGCCCCTGCGCGCCGATCACAGAGGGCCGAACCCCTGTCAGCTCGGTGTGGCAGATCACCATCGCCTGTTTGAAGATGAGCGCCCCAGCGGACTGGAAGAGCGTGTTCACGGCGGCGCGCTTCGATCGAATGAACAAGCGGCGGCCGTCGAGGCCGATGAGATAGCCACGCGGCTTTCCGACGACGTTGCCCTTCGCGGCCTTCCCCGTCAGCGCCGTCTCGACGGCCTCCACGAGGGCCTTGAGACCCGGTGAGGCGGCGAGCAGCTTCTTGCGGGCTTGAGCGCCGGCAGCTTTCAGCCGTGCATCCGTCCCCATCATGCCCGCAGTCACCGCGATCTTCCAGTCACCGGCCCCATAGGTCCAGGCATACTTGGTGTTCTTCGCAGTGTCGCGGGTGATCATCGGGAAGATCGGGATCAGCGCATCGCGGTTGCGCGAGTGCAGATCGGTGCCATCTTCCTTCCGGCCGTTGAGGATCGTCTCGCGGTAAGCCCCGCCGTCATAGGGGACAGTGAAGCCCGCCTCGACGCGCGCCTCCAGCGAGTCCGCGTCAACGCCCACCTGGACGCCATGCTTCTTCACTGGACGGAACAGTTCACGGAACTCCCAGCCGTAGCCCCCGGCGCTTCCGGAGAGGATGCCGGACTTGTCCTTCTTGACCTTCGGGAGGTTGATGTTCGGGTTGGAGTGCGTGCCGCGGCCGGTGACCGCCCCATTGCTGTTGCAGCGGTGGTGAAGGGTCCGTGTGGCGGGCCTGTAGTGCTTCAGGAGCGCCTCTTTGCCCGTTGATAGGGTGCCGATGCGCTTGGCAATCTCGAACAGCTTGGCGAGCTTCTTTGCCTCGGGAAATGGCAGCTCGTTGAGGATGTCGTCGTCGACCTTCCACTTGCCGTTGTCCGTCCGCTCCGTGGGCTTCCACCCCATCTCGATCAGGCGCTCGGCGACGTGGTCGCGGGACGCAGGATTGAATGGAACCTCCTTCACCTTGTAGGTGAGGACGCCCTTCTCGTATCCGAACTTCTTGCTGTTCACCTTCGGGATGAAGGGGGTTCGCACCGTCTTCGGGGGGAAGAGGTTCTGCAGCTCGGCGTAGACCGTGTCGTATTGCGCTTGGAGTTGTCCCAGAAGGATGCCGGCTTTCTCGATGTCGAAGCCGACCCCATATCGTTCTTGTCGCGAGATGATCCACGCGACTTCGTGCTCAAGCTCGATGGCTTGCTCACCACGTCCGCGCCAGCTCGCCAGCTCACGTTGCTCCCACCGCCACACATCGGCCGTGACGCGGCAGTCCTGCTCCATGTAGCTGTGCATCTCGGGGGACCACGCGGCCCAGCCGCCCTTGTAGTCGCCCTTGTAGTTGCCGAGGCGGTGACCGAAGGCCTCCAGAGAGTGGCGGCCCATCAGGTTCTTGGGGAAGGTCTTGGACTTGCGATCCATCTCGAAGAGCACAGGGTTCTTCGGGAAGACCAGCGTCGCGATCAGCATCGTGTCCCGCACAACGCCCTTGGGCTTCCACCAGGAGTAGACCTTGCGGATGGCGGGAACGTCGAATGAGATGCCGTTGTGCCAGATCGTCAGGTCGGCCTCCGCGAGGATGCGGAGACCTTCCTCGATAGGGCGGTGCCCCGGCTGATCAGCGAACGAGTGAACCTCTTCGGTGTCGAGGTCTAGGAAGGCGAGGCAGTGGAGCTTGGTGAGCTTGTCGAGAAGGCCGTCCGTTTCGCAGTCAGCGACGAGGCGCTTCAACCAAGTATCCCGTCGAAGGGATTGGGAGGCTCGGGCGGGAACTCTGCGGTCCAGCCAGGATACTTCTGACTGATGCGCGCCCAACGGCGCTTCGAGCGGGCCACGTCGTTCTGCGCCGCGCGGGGGCTGTAGCGGAACACCTTCGCGAGGCTGTCGTTGATGAACGCGCGCGACATCTCCACCGCGCCACCATCGAAGATGATCTGCGACGTGGTGAAGTCGAAGCGCTGCACCCAGGCAAGGTCGAGGGAGGGGGTCGGGTCGACGATGATGCTGACCGGAAGCCTCCCATACTTCGTCCATTCAATGGACGTGATGGGGTCGGGACCATGGTAGTGAATGATTGCCGTCGGGCCCTTCACATACTGGGCAGTCTTGAGCACCCTGTCGGTGGAAGGATAGTCCTGGTGCGCAGGAACGAAGATGTCGATGTCCTTGACCGGGACGCCGTTGTAGAGATCACGCAGCGCGCCGCCAGCGATGATGGCACCAGGAGCGACTTGCCGGATGTCGGCCAGGATGTCGCGCCACTCTTTGGGGATATAGTCGGTGTAGAGGTCGATCACTTGCTCTCCTGTGATCTGAGATAGAGGACGACTTGGAGGATGCCGAATGCGAAGTGCTCGGCTTGGTCGGGGGTGAGCGTGAGTGTGGCGAGGGCGGCGAGGTCGATCACGACCACACCGTCCTTTGCTTCGATGAGCGCTTTCAGAGGAACAGAGCCTTGTAGATGTTGCGCGGCGCATCCACGTCGCCGTCGATGCCCTTGTAGCGGACACGTCTGTTCATGAGCATGTCGCGAACCTGCTTATCGATCACGCGCGCACTATCCTCGCTGTGCCGACGCCCATAGGGGGCGTAGGGCTTGACGCGGTTGATGAAGAAGCTTTCGTTGTGGAACTGTCGGAAGGCTTCGAGTGCCGCGGCGCGCTCCCAGGAGGTCTTCGCATAGATCACGCCGAGGGCGATCGGGCTGTCCGTGATCACCCAGTCCACCTCGTCCTGGAGGCGATAGACCCGGAAGTATTGCTCCGCGGTCACGACGAGCTGACAACCGAGGCGCTGCCAGTCCTTGCCGTAGTGGAGGTCCTTCGCATACTCCGTGACCAGCTCGACCTTGCGGCCCTCGCTCTTCATGAGCGCGAAGAGCCCCGCAGCGGCCGTTGACTTGCCAGCTCCGGGGCCCGCGAAGAGGTTGATGACCTTCATCTATTGCGCCAGCGGATCGCCCACTGCGTTTCGTTCTCCTCGGGGAGGCGGAAGTCGCCCCACCGCAGGAGCAGGTCCAGGGGGTGAGGCCGTGATGAAGACGGCGAAGCGTGAGTAATTGTCCCCAAACCAGTCATGCGTAATGTCGATGGTGTCGATCGACACCGCGCTCTCCGGAATGGAATAGGGATCATACTGGTAGATGGGGAGAGGCTTGTGGACGGCGACCCGGATGTAGTCGTGGGGCCCCCGGAGCCGCTCAAGAACGGAGCGCGGAAGCGTGCCGAGAAGACGCTCCTTGTTCTTCGCGTCGCGCACCTCAACGCACCCTTGTCGCACGTTGCGGCTGAGGCGTTCGTCGAGGCCTTCGGGCGTCCCGACGTTGTGCTTCACGAGGATGTCCGCCCACTCGTTGAGGGAGCGACCGCGGAAGCGCGGGAGACCCCGCAGGTAATCGTTGCTCAAAATGGAACCTCTTCGTCTGTTGAATGCGCAGATGCGCTGGTTCGCTTGAACTCGTCGATGACCTCGTCAGCCTCCACCAGGAGGCCCGTGTCATCGTCGAAGGTGTAAGGTCCGGTCTTGCCGTTCGCGCGGCCGGTGTTGCGGTCTTTGAGCATCCGCAGCGTGGTGACGCGGCGTTCGCTCTCATCTTCTGCTTGGGTGTCGCGCTCCAGGCCGATCATGAAGTGGGCCCAGTATTGGATGGCGCGAGAGCCTTTGAAGTGCTTCCCCATGACGCGCCCACCCTCCTCATGCGAACGCCCTTCAGGGGTCGCGAGGTGGCTGACGAAGAGAAGCCAGATCGGGATTTCTTTGACCAAGCTCGCCAGCTCGGCCATGATCTTCTCCAGCGCCTTCCGCTCGTCGTCCTCCGCAGCGGCGAGCGCCGTGAGGTGATCGAGGTAGAAGAGCTGCACACCCTCCGTGTGGTAGAGAACGCGGATGGTGTCGCGGATGCGCTCCCAGTCGCAGGAGCCGAAGTGATCGTAGAAGAAGAGCCCTTGCTCGGCGTCGAGAGCATCGACAGCCGTGATCAGCTCCTCCTGCGTCCACGACCCGTCAGGGATGTGGAAGCGGCGCTTCGCTAGCTTTCCGGCGAGGCGTTTCCCGGTCTCTGCCGGCTGCTGCTCAAGGAAGAACAGGCCGACCTTTCGCTTCAGCTCAATCAGGTCGAAGACGATCTGCTGCGTGATGAAGTCGGTCTTGCCGATGCCGGTGCCCGCGCCGAGAGCGGCGCATTCACCGAAGCGGCGACCATAGGTCCACCCCGTGAGCCGGGGAGACCACCAAGGCAATCCGTGCTCAGGCGGCGTGAGGATCGACTCGCGGACTTCGGCGAGTGTCTTGATGCCGTCCGGTCTCCACGTCTTGGCAGACCAGAGAGCGGCCACCAGCTCAGCCACTTCACCGGCCTTGAGCATCTCGTTAGCGTCCTTGCGGGGCAACGTGACGACCTTGGCGGTGCCGGGCTTGAAGAGTGGCGCGCACTCGTCGATCGCCTTCTGTCCCGCGTCATCCTGGTCGAAGCAGAGGACTACCTCTTCATAACCAGCAAATAGATCGAGGGATTTGGCGATGTCGCGTTTCGCCGCGGCAGCTCCGTTGGGGACAGAAACGACTTCCCACTTATTGCCCAGCGCCTGGGCGACGGTGAGGGCGTCGATCTCGCCTTCCGTGACGATGATCCGCCGTCCAACGGACTTACAAAGGTGGGACCCGAATAGTCGCGATGCTTTAGCGTCACCCAACCAAGGGAACTGCTTATCTGCAGTGCGCAGCTTGTGAGCAACAATATGAGAGTCAGCGTCACGATACTGGGCGACCTGGACGGCACCGTAGTGCGGATGTCTCGCCACGCCGTAGCCGAAGCGTCGGCAAGTCTCTTCAGTGATCCCGCGAGACGTGAGCGCCGGGAAGGCGATGTCGCGCGAAGGTATAAGGTCCAGCGCCATTCGGCCTCGTCCTTGGGCATCCCGTTCTCGGTTGCCATCTCCATGAATGTCGTCTTCACCAGCTTGGAAGGCGTGGCAGACGAAGCAGTAGGTGTGCCCATCGTCGTAAACTCCGCAGCCATCAGAGGACCCGCACTCGTCGCACGGGCCGTGATGAAGAAGGTTGCTTTCGCGTTCGATCACCCGGCCTCGTCGCCTGTGAGCTTGTGCCCATACTGCCGTGCGGCGGCTGTGATCAGCTCCTCCTTGCGGCTCATCAGGCCGGCGATCGTCTCCAGGTGGCCGACAACGCCGCTGAAGGCGGTGTCCATCTCACGCTGGGTGGTGACGATCTCCTGGAAGAGGAGTGGCAGCTTGTTAAACTGCTCCTCAGTCATCGGTCAGCGAACGCGGTGCCGAGATGGACCTTCGGGTCGACGTAGTCCTGCACCGGGTAGTAAGGCACATGGACGTAGCGGACGAAGCGCTGCCCCGTGGAGTCGGTGTGGCGCTCGCGGTAGAACTTCATGCCGAACCACTCTTCGAGGTCCTTGATGCGGCGCGGGAGCGCACGGATGCGGAAGATCGCGGCAGCCTCGACGCCAGTGATGGAGCCCTTGTGGTGGCGGATGAAGTGGTCGCGGAGGAGTTCGGTCTGCGATTTGTTGGCGGCGGGTTTGAATGCCAAGGTGGTGTCCTTTCCAGTTGTCGGAATAGGTGGGGGACGAAGGGGCTCCTGTCGTGTGATGCACGCAGCCGAGTTGGTCCCCTTCGTAATTGCGTGTCAGAGACGGAACGGGGCGCGTTCGCGAGCCAGCTCGACCCACGCGACGAGTCCGTCAGTGATGCCCGCGAGGACGAGGAAGGGCAGCGCGACTGCTACCACGGTCGCCCACGCCAGTGTTTTCCTGATCATCATCAGATGCCGAACGCTTTCTGCATGGCTGTCATGCGCTTGGGGTGGGGGTCCTCACGCATCCACTCGACAGGCGTCAGCAGCCGCGCGAACTGGAAGCCATGTTTGTGGCACCAGTCCCCGTAGGTCGTTGAGCTTGTCTTGGAGATGCGGGTGTTGGGGTTCGAGAACACGAACCGAACGTCGAGGTCGGGGAACTCGTTCTTGATGAGGAGGTGCTTGTGCCGATCTTCGGTGACGAAGCGGCCCTTCGTCTCCACGATTATGCCGTTCCAGGTGAATGGGAAGTCGGGGGTGTATCGCGCAACCCGCGCAGGGACCGTGTAACGGAGCGTGAAGGCCTCATAGGCGACAGCGAAGCCTTGCGCGCTGATGTGCGCGCTGTTCTTGACTTCGAGGCCTGATCGGTAGCCCTCACGTTGCCCGCGAGCGTCAGAACGCTGCGGCGTCGTCGTCTTCACCCGACTCTTCGTCGTCAGCATCCTCGTCAGACGAAGCGGCCGTCTTGGTGCCCTTGAAGCCTTCGACCTTTGCGAAGCCGAGCTTCTCGACATCCTCGTCGCCATCGTTCGAGCCGCTGGACACGAGATCGACAACCATGACGTGGGTGAGCTTCAGGGAGACGCCCACTTCCTTGTCCTTGGGGATGTAGTAGGCCGACATCCAGAAGCGCGCGGCCGTCGTCGAGCCAGCCCACACCTCGTCGGTGATGACCTTGCCCTCGGTGTCGACCACCTTGACCTTATTGACCTTGACCTCTTCGTTGCCGCGCTTGTCCTTGAACTTCGAGATCGCGTTGCGTTTGAAGTTGAGGGTGATCTTGCCGGTCTCGTCACCCTCGTCGTCCAGCACGGGCTGGAAGGGGGCAGCGGTCTTGATGACCTTCTTGATCTTCGGGTCCTTGCGGATTTCCTCGGCGACGCGCTCTTCGATGAGACGGTTCGCCTTCGCAATCAGGTCATGCACCTCACCCGGATCGAACTCGATCTTGATGTTGTAGGTGCCGTCCGGGTTGAACTTGGTCGACGGCTTGGTGACGTAGGCTTGCCGCGCAATGCCGGGCGGCGTGGTGAACATTTCGAGCTTGGGGCGTTTCTCAGCCACTTGGAAGGTGTCTCCGGTTACGGGCGGTGTTGGAGTTCGAGGCTGACCACGTCGTAGCCGGCCTCCATGAGTTTGACGGCGAGGTCGAGGGGGAGCGGAAGGTCCCTACGCCAGAAGCGCAGGGCCTTGCGGAAGAGGTGGTTGGTCATCAGAGTCCGGTCTCTGCCACCTGATTGGCGACCTTGGCGATCTCCGTGGCGATCTGGAGGGCCTCCTCGACGGTCACATGATCTCCCCGGCCATCTGACCCGGCGAGGAACACACGGCCCTCCGTGCCCACCGAGGGTTCGACGCGGAGGATCAGCGCGTCATCATACTTGCGGATGTCGGCACCCGACCCCTGGTTCCTGGATTTCTCGATCTTGATGCTCATTGGTGCTGAAGCTCCCCTTCCATGTAGGGACGGATGGCGTGGAACTCGGGGCGGGCTTTCCCGTCCTTGTCGCTGACCATGTTGCTGATTGCGGTGAATGCGTCCTGCGGGGACACGCCGTAGAACTCGGAGAGGTGCATGAAGACGCACGCAGCGCCGAGAAGCTGTTCCTCGGGGGACCAGTCCTGGAGCGCGTTAAGCGTCCCCAGGGTGACGTTGGCCACCCGCGAAGGGGCAGCCAAGTTCATCAGGTCCCGATCAAACTTTCGTCGTGCCATCAGTCGACTTTGACGAGCCAAGCAAGAATGCCTGTGAGGATGATCAAGGCGACGATTGCAGTGGTCGTCGGGGTCCAGAGCTGGTGGTGGAGGTCTTCGCCGAGAATATGGATGCCCATTGTTTCTCCAGGATGATGAGGTAGGCGATGGTGAAGGCGAGGAGGGGCATCAGTCAGCCCTCTTCGCCAGCTCACGCTGGTATTGGCCGATGAAGCTCTGGAGCTGCAGGTTCTCAGCCCTGAGGCGCTTCACAAGCTCCTCCAGCTCTTTGACGCGGAGCGAGTGCAGCACATCGATCTGATCGAGGATGCGCTCATACAGTTCTGAGCGGGTCCGGAGGCGCATCAGCGCCCCTGCCGCATCTGCTTCCGCACAGCGGCCATGAACTGACCGTGGAAGCGTCCGCGCTGTTCGCGGGTCATGGAGCGAAGGTTGAAGAGCCCCGCGCCTTTGATCGCCACGTCCCAGTGAGTGGCACCCATGCGGATCGTGACGGAGGGGGAATGCGCGGCCATGATGATCTCCTGTTGGTGAGGTCTCGTCCCAAGCGCCAAAAGCGGCTGGAATGAAAAGGCAAGATGCGTCGACTAATTGGCTGTGGTTGACGAGGGGCTGTTAAAGCGGCCACTGAGGTGCCCCTCAATGGCAGCTCTACTGCAGTTACACTGCACTTATATGGACATCCAACCGGGGCAAGATGCGTCGACTAATTGGATGTTGTTGACTTTGGGCTGCTTTCACGAGAAAAAGAAGTCACTGAGGAGGACTTGATTTAGGTCAAGATCACCCTTCGGAGGGAGGGGTGGGAGGTCCCCGTCGAGGATGGCGGCGTCCAGCTCGTCGCGCAGCGCCCCGAGCACATCCTTGCTGTAGATGTCCACGAAGACGACGCGGAGGCAATCCCCGAGCACGTCCGTGTCACAGGCATGGGTCCCATAGCTGTCGTGGATCATAGCGAAGGACGTGATCCCGTGGTTCAGGCACTCATCCACCGTGAGCATCAGCGCCGCCGCATCCATGCTGTGAATGAAGTTTGGGGAGATGCCACTGGCTTGGCGGTGGGGGTCGAGCCGCTGGGTCTGCTCTTTGGTCACGAAGGTGACGAGGCTCCCGTGCAGTCGCGTCTGGACACGCCTTTCTTTCACAGCCCAGTAGGCCTGCTGTGCCACGAAGCCAGAGGGCGTCGTCCAGGTGAGTGGGACGCCGGCCTTGGTCGCCACCCTCGCGGCCTTCCTAAGCCACTCCATGGCCTCCGTCGCGGCCACAACCACCTCCCCGATTGACTTCCACACCTGACCCCCGAGCCACGAGGCGTTCTTGATCAGCTCGTCCCCGAACGGGTTCTCCTGGCCTCCCTTGATGCGCTCGGTGACAGCCTGGATCACATAGTCCCGGCAGGAGGACTGGGTCCCGCCGTAGGGGAGCACCATCACCGGCCGCTTGGTGATCTTGCGGTCGATGCCGAAGCGGACCCACTCAGCGGCGCGCCACGCATCCTCGCCACCTTCCGCGACGAGGGCCTTGAGGCGCTCCACCACGCGCTCTGCGACCTTCCCATAGATGTCCTGCGGCTTCTCATGGGGGATCAGGTTGACGGCCGCGCCGCCGACAGGATCACGGAGCATGGCAGAGAAGTGCTGGAGGCCATTGCAGGAGCCATCCAGGGCGATCGGCAGCCGGCTCTCAAAGGCGAGACCGGCGTCGAAGAAGCCCCGCCACTCGAAGCAGAAGGCCAGGAAGCACCAAGGGCTGTCCGCCTCGGTCCACCAGCGGTTCTCGATGGGGTTCTTCGCCACCGCCAAGATTTCCTCATAGTGGGCATAGACCCAGTCGATGCGCTCGGGGTGAGAGACCTTGTCCACGCCGAAGCAGTTCGCCCCGTGGATGGCGAGCCAGCCGGCAGCCTTGTGGGTCCCCAGAGGCTTCGCCTCGGAGAACTGGAGCAGACCCCGGCACAGATCGTTCCCCTGCGGATTAAGGCCGCCAGGGCGCGCGTAAACCCGGCCGCGGAAGTCGAGGTTGTGGGGCATGTATATCGCGGCCTCATGCTGCAGCTCCTCGGCCACGGAGAGGATTTGAGCGGCAAGGATGCGCTGGCTGCGCGCGCCGACGTTCATCTCGTAAACGCGCTTGGCGTGGCGCTTCCACTCTTTCCGGGCCTCCTCGTTCTCCTCGATGTCGTGGGGCTTCGGGGGGAGCGGGAGATCCTCGCGGTTCGGCATCCCGCCCACATCAGCGCCGGCCTCCCAGAGGGCCTCAGCGACCTTCAGCACGTCCCGGTTGATGGACCACGGGGTCTCCTGGATGGCGTTCAGGGCCGTATGGACGACGCTCAGATCGGCCTCTTTGAGCCGCTCGGCGTGCCCCTTGGACATGCGCTTGACGAGCGGAGCCTTGAGGATGTGGTCGGAGCGGTATCCGCCGCCTCGGAGGCCCTTCCACAACCGCGGGGGGACGATCATCGGCATCGTGACTGGACGCAGGATGGCGAGCTGCTCATTGCGGCTTTTGAGCCACTCCACGAGGGCTGGAGACGCGCGGACGACAGGCGCAGACTTGTTCTTTCCGACCATGACGTGCTCGATCTCCAGCCAGTCCAGGGCCGGAGACACGGCGTCGAGGAGGAACGTCCCGATCTTCAGCCTATCCTCTTGACCCCACCCCTCCCACTCCAGCCCGTAGCGGTTCGCGGATAGGTTCATGACGGTGCGGGTGTGCTGCGGGGTCGAGCCGCGATCGGCGAGGTTGTCCATGATGACGCCGTAGAGCGCAGGTGAGCGCTCCTCGAAGGCGGCCATCTTCAGTTCCAGCTCCAGGGCCCCAGCGATGGCGGAGACGGTGTTTGAGAGGGGCCGCGACTTGTAGACCGCCACGCTGCTCACGACCGTGTTCAGGGTCAGATACGCCAGGAGGTCAGGCTCGATGTCCTTGACCGCCAGGGCGGCCGTTGACTTGCGCCCCGCCCGGCCGCCCAGGGCCGCCTCGATGCGCGTCTTGATGGCGTCCGAAGCCGGCTTGAGGGACTGCTTCATCAGGAAGAGCCCGGCCTCGGTCTCGTTCCCAGCCTCCCCTTCCCGGGCCCGGTCGAAGTTTCGATTGAACCGGGCGATGCCGCGGTCGAGGGCGCGCTTCTCCATCTCGATCTGACGGTTGAGTAATGCTTCGTCCATGCTGGGTCCTCTCTCTCTTGTGGTGCCACTTGTGGCTGCCAAAACTGCCGCTTGGCCGCCAATCCGGTGCGGGTGGAAAAGGGCTGTTATCAGGGGCCGGAATGAGGCCCTAGAAGGGTTGAATTTACTGACGTTTGGCAGCTATCTAAGGAAAAAAATAGGGACCACGCCGGAACCTAAATCCCATGCGCGGCCCCAGATCGTCCGGTTTCCCTTTAGTGGAGGGGCCGGGGTGGTGTCAATTTGGCGGGGGCTGCCACAAGGGCTGCCACAACTCCCTCAGGCGTCCTCCTCGTCCACCACCTCGATGTATCCGTTGAGTGCGGCGGCGAAGCCCTCGGGGTTGTCCTGGATGAGACGCACTGCCACCTCGGCCTGACCCCGCATCCATACGGAGGATGGCGCGTTGTAGAAGAACTCGGTCAGGCGCTCACGGCGCAGAGCCCGCTCGGCCTCCCCTTGCGTGTCGAAGGAGCGCCCGTCTTCGAGGACGTAGGACGGCTTCTGGATCACTTTGATTTGCATCTGTGTGCCCTCTCATGGCAAAGAAAAGGCCCCAGATCGGGGCCCCTTGGCGGAATTGGTAGACGCCGCGGCTTTAGGTGCCGCTGTCCTCTGGGCGTGGGGGTTCGAGTCCCTCAGGGGCCACCACCCGAAGCTCTGCGATCTGCTTACACAAGGCGGCGGCCCTGTCCTGCCAGACTTGGGCGCGTTCAGGCTCGTTTCGCTTGGTCCAGTAGGCGGCCTTGTCCAGCGCAAACTGGTGCGAGTATTGCAGGTCCGCGAGTATCAGCATACCCCCTCCAATGCCTTCACGGCGTCTTCCATGTGGGTCGGGGACAGGTGCGAATAGCGCTGCGTCGTGAGGATTGACGCATGGTCCATGAACTTCTGCACCCGGTAGAGGTCAACGCCCCTCTGGACGAGCCAGGAGGCCGTTGTGTGCCTGAAAACGTGATGCGGGACGCAATCCACCAGGAAAGGCAAATGCGTCTGCAGCCGCCTCCACAGGGCCGTCTGAGAGCCCTTTGAGACATGCGTGAAGGGGCCAGACTGATCCCGAGGCATCCGCTGCAGCGCGGCGCGCAGTCGGGCCGTGAGCGGGGTGGCTGTGGTGCGCCCTGACTTACGATCGACGAATGTCACGCGAGGTGCATTGCCGATGTCCACATCCTCCCACCGGAGCTTCTGCGCCTCGCTCAGGCGCGCGCCAGTGTCGACGAGGAACAGGTAAAACGTGGCGTCGGTCGGGCGGCCCCACTTGAACAGCAGCGCCTGGATGGCCGCAAACTCCTCGGGCGTCAGGAAGCGCAGCCGACCCTCACCCTCATGTTGCCAGGAGAGCAGGGGCCGGGCCTCGATCAGGCGCATGTTCGGGTGGACTGCGAACTTGCCGAGCGTCGAGATGGCCGAGAGGTGGCGATTGACGGTCGCCCCGCTGCGCCCCCTCTTCTCCAGATCGCGGCAATACTCTGCCACTTTCTCGGTCGTGAGGCAGGATGCGGCGCTCGCCTTGGGCCCGCAGAACTCCGCGAACAGCTCGGCGTTGCGCAGCAGCGTCTCGGCCGATTTCTTCTTGCGCCAATGGGTGGTGCCGACATAGGCGACGAGGCCGCCTATCGTCGATGGCGAGGGCCCTGGAGAGGCCTTTGAGGGGCTGTCGATCGGCAGCCCCAGAACCAGATTGGCGCGCGCCCGAAGCTCCCAGGCCTCGGCCTCGACCTTGCTGGCGAACTCGGGGCGGTAGCGGCGGCCCCCGTATGACAGGTTGACTTGCCACTTCGCCCCGCGTGGAACAACACTCATAGGTCACCTCCGTTCGAACTCTATCGAGCGACGCACGGCGTCGAGGACGAGCTGCCCCTTCTTGTTGAGGAAGAGTAGCTTCTCGCGGCGATCATCGGGGTTCTCTTCGAGGTCGACGACGCCCCAACCGGCGCGCCCTCGGTCCCCATACTTCGAGAGAGCCGCGGTGGTGCGGCTCGTCCCGCTGTCCGCCATGCCCAGCCGACGCAGGATTTCCTTCTGCGTTATGCCGGGCTTTTTGGCGATCTGAAGGAAGGTCAGGACGGAGTTGACTGTCACGTCCGGGTTCCACTTCCTGAACTCCTCAAGGGCCGCCGTCATGGCATCAATCCACGCCTGATCGTCCCGCACGTCACTCCTACCCATATCGTCACCCTCCAATTGAGTGTGGGCGCGCTACTCCCGACTAGGCGCGAAGGCCCAGGCGAGGAGCGCAACATGGTAGAGCCGGCCGCGCGCCGCGCAATAGTGCGACTGCAAACCAAGCTCGACCTCCATGCGCTGCGCGAAACGCTCCTCGTCTCGGAAGACCAGGGGCTCTCCTTGCGCGCGCATCCACGCGACAACGCCATCTTTGAAAGCCATCGCGAACTCTAAAACCGTCATGTGTTCTTGCATGGGCCTTACCGCCATCTGGTAGCGTGTGGGCCCTCCTCGTTTGGCTGTATTATGCGATTTCATCTCGTCGCCTCACGATAGTTACTCCCTTCTGGCTGGCATTTCAAGCCTGAGGCATCAGGCCGCGAGGTGCCAGCCTTCATCCTCAAGCTGGTAGCTGAGATCGGCGGCAACGCGATGGTCAACAGCAAATGAGTTAGTCCCTAGAATTTGCCAATCTTCAAGGGCAAACCTGAGGGTGGTGCTCAGGAAATGTTGAGCATCCTCACTCTCGGCTGTGAAGTGATGGACCGTTCCGAAGTCTATCACGCGAAAATCACACGGTTCTTTTGCGCCGTCCATGGCGTGATCTCCTGCCCTGCCATCATCAGGCCGCTCTAGGGCATGTGAGCGACGACAAGGCGCGCCCCGCAAGGGGATACGCGGCGGCCTTGTTTCGGCGGTTAGGCTGCCGCGCTGGGGGGCGCGAAGCGGTCAGCGCCGACCTTGCGGAGCGGCGTCGAGCGCATTCCAGCGGTCAGGCGAATGCTGGCGGTAAGGTCCTCGATCAGCCGGGTGCGCTTGACCAGGAGGTGCGAGGCATCCTCGATGGTTGCGCCGCGCTCCACGATGGTGAAGCGGCCGGGACCGACAATGGCGCTGGTCGTGATAGCGCCCTGCTCAACGACGATCGAAGCGGACTTGAGCGCGCGAGCCTTACGTTCCCAGTAGCCAGGATTGCGCATAGTGATCTCCTGTTGAAATGCCCTGCCATCATCAGGCCGCACAAGGGCGAGGTGCGACGACGCGCGAGCGATGAAACCCGCGCGTTTCGGCGTCAGCGTGTGGCGTCCAAGAGGCTCAAGAGCGCGGCCATGAAGCGGCCGGCGAGGAACATTGCGGCGACAAACATCAGAGCGCCGGGGAGGGTTTCGATGTGCTGCAGAAACTTGTTCATTGTCATTGATCTCCCTTAGGCTGCGGTTAGATGCTGCGAATGGCGATGCGAAAGGCCGCCTCGACAGCGTCGACGCCGAAGCGGCGCACCGCGGCGATTATGATGTGATGCGATTGCCCAAAGATCGGCGAGACGTATCGGCCCCAGCCGTCCGGCGATTGCTGCATCGTCTCGCGATAGTGCTTCGCGAAGTCCTCTAGTGACCAGTTCTCGTGCATGGCTGTGCTCCTCTTTAGGCTGCTATCCGCCCACAGATAAACTCGGAATGAAGGCGTGAGACGTGATCAGCGCTGTGGTAATTGATCACGTCACGCGCCGCGACAAATTCACACCACGTATCCCAGAGGCCCTGAACGCCGCCAAGATCGGCGCACAAGTCCAGGTAGTTTCGAATGATCTTCTGGCGCGTCGCGGCCCCTTTGGCGTTCTTGAACCGCGCCGCGGTGAACTGCTTCGCGTCCAGCCCGAAGCGCTCAATATTGTGCATGTCCAGACAGCCGGCTTCGCCCCACACTAGCTGCGCCAGGAAGCCACCCTTGACCACGCCAATGCCGGGAAGATCGGCAAGGTATGACAGCAAGGCTTCGGGCCCGGCGAGCGACAAGGCGTCCGCTGTTTCCCAGACTTCGGCCGCATTGGCGTCAATGAAGTCTATCGCAGTCGCCTTGTGTCCAAAGGCAAACTTGCTCGCGCTCCCATGCTCGTCAAAGTCCCGCAAGGCCTTCCCAACGGTGTGCAAGGGCTGCTGAATTGTCGCGACCACAAATTTGTAGACGCGAGCGAAATGCTTCGGAGACTGCCGCGCATAGGCGGCAATCTTCGGCTGATCTTCGGCATACATTGGAGCGGCCCCTTCCCTTAGACCACATGAAGTGCGGCGCGGCGCTCTTGAGCGCTCGCAGCGTGCCAAGCGGCCGGCTTGACGAACTCGACAGCGCCGTTGGGCAGTGTGAGGTAGACGCACTCTTGGCGGCCTTCTAAGGCGGCCCAGCCCGCCATCATGCGGAGCGTCGGAGCGTCATCTTGCGAAGCGGCAATGTGATAAACGAGGCTGCAGTCGCGGACGATTGCGCCGCGTGGGTCCCGCCACAGCCCTTCGGCTTTTGTGACTGTCACGCCGTTGAAATGGTCGACGATTAGCGCCGACAATTGATTGTGAAGCACGCCTAGTGGCTCGCGGTTATTGTCCAGTGTGGGCATGATGATTCTGGCTTCGCGTAGCATGGCTGTTCTCCTCATTTGGCTGTCAAAAGGCCGCGTTTAGAGCGGCATCTTTGTCGACTAGGAAGGCCTTCACAAAGGCCATTTGATCGACCGGGAAGTCCCCGTTTCGCTCCAAATAACGCCCCTGCCCTATGATCTCGGCTTGAATGATCCGCGCCCATTGCAGCGTTTCATCCGTCACGCCATAGGCGTCGAAAAGGTCCCCGATTTGGGCGTAACAAGTCCGCGCCTCGCCTTGCGGTGTGAAGTCCGCGGCCATGGTCAGATGACGCCAATCGTGCCAAGCGCGAAAGGCGACATTGACACGAGCGCCGGCCGTCCCCGCGCCGTAAATCGTGCGATCGCTCGCGCCATCCCAAACGGTGACGCGCCCCTTCGCCGCATAGTCGGCGCATAGCTCTTCGTATGTGTTTGGCGCGTCCGGTGACGCGTGAAACCCGTGCGGCAAATGCTTCAGGCACATTGCGAGGATAGCGGCATTTAGACCGCTGTTCAGCGGCTGGTCAGTCAGCATGGTAGGTCCCCTTGTTTCGCGCCAAGCCGTGGCGCATCGTCAGGCGAGCGGCATTTGCTCGCGACAAGGTTCTTCTTCTTCCGCCTTGCTGCTAGGTCCCCGTATCGACGGCGCTTCGCAGCGCTGCTAGTCGGGGCCTTTGGAGGCGATTTACTGGGCCGGCCCGCTAGTCCCCTTGCTCGCACCGCAAGAAGACCGTTAGGGTTTAGGTGTGACGCCTTCCCTCGCGATTAGCTATGGCTGAGGCGTCCCGGTCGCCTTTGTTTCGCTGTTCTCGCCTTTGACGGCCGCTCATTATTCGCGGGCTTGTCGTCTCGGACGATGCGACCGGGTTAGGTCCCGGCCCCTTGGCTTCGGCTCGTCGCCTCCGCTTCGGTGAAAAGAAATTGACATAGGGCTGGCGTCATTGCAACCGGATTTATGCCACGAATAAAATCAATGGCTTATTGCATGATCATCTAGCTGCCAAATGGCCAGCAATTGCGGGGACCGCGCAACGGAAGCTCAATAATATCAATGTGATTTGGATAAGGCGAGCGCTCTGCGCCAGCGCAATTGCAGCCCATAAGCCATTGAATGACACATGAGCGCCATTGTTCGGCCATTGAGCGGCCATGGAGCGGCGCGCGCTCGACAGCCCTTGCAACGGCCATGGGGCGGCAAAGGCAAAAACATAGATTCTCGGATAGGCGGCCGAACATTTGCCGCGGGAGCAGCACGGCCGTCCCCTGGTCGTGGCTCGGCCGCTCAATGGCCGTCCCATGGCTGCTATCGGAGGATTAATCCGATGCTATCCTAAGGCAAATCAACGGCTTACGTGGTGACTGTGGCGCGAGCTGTGGCGACCACGCCCCTCTGAGCCCCCTCCCCGGCCGCTGTGTAGCAGTTCGAGGGGGGCCATGGGGGGAACTCGGGCGGCCTCGTAGTCTGATGGGTGCTCGGATTTTTGCACCAAACATTCGGGAATGGCATTTGCCGGTGCGCGCAGGGGTCACTGGTGAGCTTTGGGAGGGGTCAAGCGGGGGCATATGCTGGGAGACCCTAAAACTCACCAGTGAGCCCGGGAGAGGCCTTAGAAACGGTTTCGTTGGTTATCCTCCTGCTGTAGTAGAGCGGCGAGTCATCGGCAGTTACGGCGGACGACATCATCAACGACAAATAAATCAATCTCTTAGCCCTTCACTTCAGGGGAAGCTCAGAGGTCGCTAGAGGGGCTGTGAAGCGGTCCACTGAGGTGAAGCTGAATGGACCCTATAGCTGATACGTTAGGGATTGAAGTTGATGTGAAGGGTCTGTGATACTGCAGTTAGAGTGCAGTTATATAGCAGTTAAACTACAGTTAAATGATCTAGTGGTTGAGATGCGTGGGCGCGCACATACACGTAGCAGATGCGCGCCCAGTGTCAAGTCATGTCATATGGCCACTATTCGGCCTTGATTAGGTGCTCACCCGAAGACGGGGAAGAACCACAGGAGCGAATACCAAGCGAAGGCGTCGGCGGCCAGGATGGCGACTACGAGCGCGATGAGGGCGGTCAGGGTGGCGGCAGGGAGTGTCAATGTCGTTGTCCTCTTGCTTTGATTTGTCGGTAGTGCCCCCCGGCGTCATGGGGGCGGCCTAGGGAATGCTCCATGAACTTCTCCAGTTCGGCGTCGAGGAGGTCCTCCTTGTGCTCAAGGACGGACTGCTCCGTGTTCTGGTTCATGACCTCGACCCAGTAGGCGACGGCCCCCGCAAGGGCCTCGATACGGTCGTCATGGGCGAGCGCGCCCTTGTCCTTCGTGAGCCTCGTCATCTGGTAGAAGAGGCGTCGTCGGGTCTGCTCACCGGCCTGATAGGTGTCCGTGGAGCGGTAGTCCTGCTCGACCACGGAGCGGCAGACCACCAGCCTGTGCGAGTTGAGGATCGGCTCCAGGGTGTCGATGATCCGACGTTCCTTCTGGCCGGTGGACCAGTCGGCGTCCTCGATCGTGCAGGGGTGGATGTCGGTGGCCTTGGCCTGAAGCAGCTTCGTGAACATGCCACCGCCGAAGTTGGGCTCGACGAGGATTTGGTTCACGTCGTTGCGCCGCGCGACCCACAGGAGCTTCTCCAGCGTCTTGTCGTCGTAGCCTCCCATAAGGCCACCCGCGGCGGTGAGGAAGAGGCGGCCATGCAGCATCTTGACCACTGCGTAGCCGGTCTCATCCTTGCCCTTGCCCGAGGGGTCGATGAACATCACCGTTCCGGCATAGGGGACGTAGCGTTCCGTCGAGACGAATGCCGGGCCATAGTAGGCGTCTGGTGCGATCCCGACACACGGGAGGTCATTGATGCGGAGGTTCGATGAAGAGCCCCAGGCGAGGTCCGCAGGGGCCCTGATGGGGTCCAGGGGGAGGATGACTAGGTCAGTCAGCCGCAGGGGGAAACGCTCGGCGTCCGAGAGAGACGTGTCGAGCATATACTGCAGGGCGAATGTGGACCGCCCCAAGGACAGCTCACGCTCCTCCAGCTCCTCGTGGGAGAAGCGTGTGTCGGTGGGCGTCCCGGTGAGGGTCGGATCATCCTCCAGTTTCTGGGCGATGAAGGTGGACAGTCGGGTGCCGTATTTCGGCAGCTTGTCCGGCATGGGGTAACGTGCGGGCCAGATGCGCGTGACGTAGCCGCGCTCCCCCATCTTGTTGTAGAGGCTGTCCTCGTTGTGGGGCGTGCCCAGGAAGAGGATGCGGCCCCCCGGCTTGATGATCGAGTCGAACTCCTTGACCTGCTGTGCGAGCTTGTCGCGCGCCGCCTGGGTGTCCGAGTTGGTGGCCGTCTCGATGTCGTCGGGGATGATGATGTCGGCGCGGTTGCCGGTGAGCTGCCCCGTGATGCCCAGGGACTTCACCGAGGGCTCCTTCGCGGTCAGTGCTGGGCCAACGTCGAAGGATAGCTTCGAGGACCGTTGATCGGGCCCCGGCCGCAGATGCGCGAGGATCGGCATCTCCATGATGAGGCCGAGCAACATGGTCGTGAAGTCCAGCGCAAGCTGCCCCGAGGCGGACACGACGAGGATGCGGAGCTGCGGATCGCAGTAGAGCAACCACGCCACGAAGGCGATCGTGATCCACGACTTTCCGATGCCGCGCAGAGCCTCGACGATGGCGCGCCGGGGGCCGTGCTGGAGGAAGTGAGCGATGTCATATTGGAGGGGAGTCGGGTCTGGGAGGTTAAGATGCTTCCAGACCACGTAGAGGAAGACCCGGAAGTCCTCTTTAAGCGGGTCCCTAGGTCCAGTCGTCGTCTTCTTCGGGTTCACTTTCTTCTTCGTCTTGGTCGACCCACGAGGGCTTGATGAAGCCCATGAATGGCTCCATCCCGCCTTCCTCGTAGACGATCGGGTTGCCCTGAGCGTCGAGGATGCCGGTCTTCACCGTGGTGACTTCCGTGTCGTAGACCGTGAGGTCGGGCACGAACTGATAAGCCTCGTCCTCCCAGAAGCCGGGGAGGAACTCGTCCTTGGGTCGCGGGGGGTGCTGTTTAACGGCCGAGGGACGGCCGGGGATGAGAGATCGGTATCGTCTGCGCATTGGGCACCAGTCGCCAATCAAGCGCGTGAGGCGGCCCCCACAACTGAATGCAGGGGCCGTTGAGGGTCATTAGAAGGTGATCGTTCCGCTGACCGACCCAGCGGTCACAAGGGCCGTGGCGTCGTTGAGCGCCGGCAGCTTCGTGAGCGCGAGGCCAATGCCGACCTTGAACTCGTAGTTGATCTGGTCGGAGCCGAGGGTGAGGTGCCCTGAGGTGCCGCCCTGGCTGACCTCGAAGACCATGACCGGGGTGTCCGTGCCGGGGACCGGGGCTGTCGCCTTGTCATACAGCTTCAGGTATGCGGCGTTCGTCACATCGGAGTTGTATAGGTCGATCCCGATTAGGTGAGCCGGGGTCGTGGACAAGACCTGCGCGTTGGTCGTGGCCGTCGACACGATCGCCGCCACATTCTGCACGGAGTCGTGCGGATACAGGGTCGACACGTCGATCGGGACGAAGGTGGCGAACCCGCCCCCTCCCTGGTTGCGTTGAAGAACCGGCGTGGACATTAGAACGTGATCGTGCCGACGACGGTGCTCGCACCCGCGAGCGCGGTGGCATCAGCCAGGGCCGCGGCCAGCGTGATGGCGATGCCGATGCCATTGGCGAAGGCCGGCGCGCCGTCGAGCGGCAGGACGATGAGCTGGCCACCCGAGGCGGCCGGAGGGATGGCGTAAACCGCCACCGGGGTGTCCGTGCCGGGGACCGGGGCTGTCGCCTTGTCATACAGCTTCAGGTATGCCCAGGTGGCCGCCGTGTTGCCGAGGATGACGTAGCCGAGGCGACCGGGGACCGAAGACAGGAGCGCGGCGTTGGTCGACGCGGTGGTGATGATCGCGGCCTTGTTGGAGGTCTGCGTAATCGTCGTCGGAAGGGCCGGGGGATTGACCTGAGCGACCGGCGTGAAGCCGCCGCCACCGACGTTGCGCTGAAGGGAGGGAGTCGACATGGATGATGGTTCCTTTGCTGGGGGGGTGCCGAGCTTACTGAAGCTCGGCCATGAGGAGGAGGGAGGATGTCGCCCCGGTAGCGCTGAGTTGCCCCGCGCGGCCGACGACGAAGCTGGAGGAGAGCGTGACGACGTTGTAGGAGGGGCTGACGGGTGAGGCCACGTCGATGGTGATGTTGAGGATGGCGGCCGTGGTTGTTCCGTCCGAGAGCTGCACACCGCTCTGGATGAGAGCCGGGGTGGCCCGCATCGGGAACGGCAGTGCGACAGAGATGATCGCGGACGAGGTCGAGACGATTATGCCCGCCGCGGGGACCTTCTCATTGATGAAGTTGCCGAGGTATCGGAGCAGGTATCGGTAGCAGAGCGGCCACTCAATCCAGTCAGGACGCCACTCGAAGACCGTCGCGCTGGACCCAAGCTCGAACTGGGGCAACCACACCGTGCCAAGGCCGAACTCGACGTTCGTCTGGGTGTTCGCCGTCATGTTGGGGGTGGTGAACGGCGTTGCCACATAGCTGCCCGACCCCGTGGTGCCGAGGCCCTGCCACACCCGGGCCCGGGAGGTGCCATGGTTCTGGACGGTGTAGACGCCCCCCGCGATCATCGCACTCTCGATCGGAAGGATGATCGAGCCCGCAGTCACCGTGATGACCGTGTCAATGCCATTTGCGGCGAGCGCGTAGGTGTAGGTTGCACCAGCCGCGCCGCCCTTCACACCATCGTGCCCATACGCATTGGCAGCGAGTGTGTAAGGGGAGGCCGTCGCGCGTTGGTTGATGGAGAAGCGCGCGTTGCGAATGAGGTTGCGAAACGGTTGCGGGATGGCGTTCGAAACGACGGCCTGAGGGGCCGAGGCGGTTGCTCCAATGATCACGATGCTTTCTCCTCCAGTGAATGTGTAATCGGTGACTGTGATGGTTCCCCCCACAGGGTCGATCGTGTAGGCCTGGGAATTACCATTCACCAGGACCGAGCCAGCGGTCGTCGGGGGCGTTGTGGGGTCGTAGGGATAGGTCTGCTGTCCAACGACGCCGACCGCGTTCCGCACGGATTGATTTGCCAAAGGTGTGTGTGTCCTCAGTTGTAGGTCTGACCGATGTCTTCGGCAGACTGGAAGGGGAGGCTGTCGGCGAGTCCGCCGAGGCCGTTGGTCTTCGTGGGGATGGCGTTGATGCCGTTGTCCTTGAGGAGTGCCCGCGCGACGTTCAGGTCAGCGGCCGTTGCGGTGCCGTCCTTGATCTTCGCGAGGAGGAGCTTCGCGCTCTCGTCGAGGATGTCGGATAGGGTAGTGAGGGTGTCAGTCATCAGAGAGCCATCTTCGATAGGAGGGTGATGAGCACTCCCTTCGCGTCGCCAAGGTATGCGAGGACGCCCACCACGCCCGCCACAGCGAACATGGAGATGCGCCCCTCGACCTTCGTCACGCGCGCTGCGAGAGCCTCATGCTTGTCGCTCACACGCTGGTGGTTATCTCGATGCTCTTTGGCGAAGTCGGTGAAGTGCTGGAGGATCAGGTCAAGCTTCCCCTCGACACGACCGAGATCGCGCTCAGGAGACGTGGATTGTTCGGTCATGCTCTTTCGTCACATTCTCAGCTTGATTTGCAGAAGCGCGTTGCCGGAGAAATTGTAGGTGTTCGCGTGGGAGCCATCACCCTGCTCAAGCGCCTGAACGTAATGCGAGCCGAGTTGCGGCTGTGCATTGATCGCAAGGGGCTGCCCGATCGCCATTGAAGAGTTCGCGGGCGTGTTGTTTTGGGTGAATACTCCGTTCAGCGCGCTGGTTGCTGAGTCCAGGCCGACCGCACACTGCGTGTAAGCACCTCCGGTTGCGACCGTGCTGGTGGTTGAGTTGTAGTTGATTGCGATTGCGTCTTCCGCGAGGCCGGACACAAAATTGACCCGGTTGTTTGTGCTGCCGTGCGCCGCGCGAAAGCCGGTCGCTGTGAGCGTATAACCCACGTTATCCTGAACGGACGCGACCACGTCTCGGCGGTTGAACGCATTCCAAACATTAAGCGCGCAATAAGCGCCACCGCTCGCCGCCGCGGGGGATGGGACCCAGTCAACAAGCGCGGAGCCATTCGTCGCGATTGTTCCGACATAGACCCCATTGCCCGCGAGGGGACCGTTCGTGATGGTCACGTTGTTGACGAGCAAGCCCTGCGTTCGCCGAAGCTCCGAGGTGCCCGCCCCAGTCCCACGAGACGTGGTGGAGGTCCACGCGGGGCCACGAGTGCAGCGAAGGGTGGCACCATCCAACCACACGAACATATCGTAGAGGCTGGAGGCGGCTGCGGCGGCTGGGCTCTTCGTGGCGTCAGAGAGAGCTTGTGACAGCTCAGTGAACTGCAGTGAGACGAACGTCGAGCCATTCCACGCCGGGACGATGAAGCCCAGGTCTGGTGTGAAGTAGACCGTCGCGCCACCTGACACGGCGTTATACATGACCGGGACGCCGGACTGCAGCGTCAGCCGCCCCCCAACCTGTGGGGTTGGAAGTGTCGGAGCGCTGAGGAGGTCCGAGTAGCTCCCAGTCGCAGCCACCGTCGCGAGCCCTAGAGATGCCCGTTGAGCAGCCACTGAAGCGGACGTGAGGAGCGCTCGGCCAACCGCGGTGCTGTCGATGATCTGCGTCGACGCAACGGACATGCTCGCCGATGCAATGCGGGACCAGTGCGTCCCGTCGAACACCACGAGGTCAGTGGCGATCCAGGTCGACACGCCATCGAGGGTGGTGGACCCTGGGTTGGAGACGATCCGGTAGTGGCCGGCTTGCCCAATCCCCGAGGCGAGCACAGGGGTGTTAGCGGCAGCGTCCCATGTCCCGTCGTAGACGAGGAGACCGGCCAGCAACGCTACACTTCGGCTCAGCTCCTGAAGGCCGAAGATCGCTTGCTTGGATGCCCTGTTGAGGGCCAGCGCGGGCAGATCGCCGGCTGTGAAATTGGAGGTGGGGTTCGCGATCGAGGTGGAGCGCGAGATGACGATTGCCTGACCGACGAGCGGCGCGGTGTTGAAGGAGATGGTCGCCGAGGATGTCCAGGTGTAAGCGGAGACAACCACACCGCCAACCGTGACGATGACATCCGAGCGGTTGAGGTAGTCAAAGGGGACGGCGAACGACACAGTCGCTCCGTCGCCCACGTAGGTGGCGGGAGTGTAGAGGGCCATGGTCCTTATGGGAAGGTTGAGGACCGGGGCGTGAGCTTTCGCATCAGAGGCCCCGGCCGTGTCGTGTGCGCTACCAGCGCGGAGACTTTGGTGGGTGAACGGGACGGTCGGTGATCATCGAGTTCAGGATTGCGCCGGTGACAAGGTTGTTGCTGAACAGACGGTGCCAGTCTCGGAGTTCATCCTGGGACAGTCGCCGGTTCTCCGTGAAGGACTTGACGGTGCCGCCAATGGCCTTGCTGGTGTCAGTGATGAGTGACGTTGTGGGGTTTCCGAAGAGGAGGTCTGACTGCTGCCCAGTATTCCGCGCATCGAAGAAGGGCTTCTGCCCGAAGAACGGCAGCGCGCTATCGACGGCAGTCGGGAGCATTGAGGACCACCCATGGCGCTGAATGGCCGCCCCGATGAGGTGCGGAGCATCCAGGCGCTTGTCGATCCACGCTCCACTATCACTGCGGCCGAGCGCAGCGATGTGCTGCTGCACGGCATAGATGAGCGTCGGGATCGCAGCACCGAGCGCGAGCGCGGCGGTCGACTGGCTGTCGTGCATCGCGAGGCCCATCATGAGCTGCTTGTCATAGGCATGGAGGGGGAATGCGCGGAACTGCATGATCATCCGCCAGATGGGATGTGGCATCCATTGGTGCATGGAGCCGATGTCATTCTCTTGGATGACCTGTCGCGCCTTCCGCATCAAAGCCTGCTCAAAGCTGATGCGCGCTTCCTGATCCCGCCAGCTATCGAGCCGTGGGTCTGTCAGCTTACCATTCGTGAAGATGCCGCGCTCTGACTGCGCGTTATCCTTGACGCCGCGCAGCACACGCTGCAGCATCTCGTCGCTGAGGCCGAGTTGGGCCATGCGGCGGTAGTTGGCCTTCGTCGTGTCAAAGCCGCCTCCGGGAAGCTCTGGGAAGCGATGTGCCATGTCGAAGAACTCTTGCGCGATCGCCTTCGCGGTCCACTGCTTCATCATGCCGTCCACGAAGTGGAAGCCTGATAGGTGAAGCACTGCATCACTCGCCGTCGTCAACTTCTCATTGGCGTGATCCCAGAAGCCAGAAGCCTCCAGCGGCAGTGAGTGCAGGTCGTCAGCGTGGGTGTGATCCGCGATCAAGCGGACACCTTCAGCACCGAGGCCGAAGACATTCTCCACCCATCGGTCGAGTGCGTTGGCTTTCACCCAGCGACCATCCGCGGTGATGATGCGCCGGAAGGACGGCACCTGCTGCGCGAGCGCGCCGAGGCTGATCTCTGAGAGCATGTTGTAGCTCTCACCAAGCTGCGCGAACGTGAACTGGTTGCCGAGCCTCATGAGGTTCAGCTTCCCGAGTGCGCGGACAGCTTGGGCCCACCTCTCCTGTTGCTGCGGATGCGGGACGCCCTTGATCTGATCATAGGCAACCTGCAGCGCCTGGACTTCACGATCGGTTGTCGTCCGAGGGACGCCCTCATCGTGGCCCCTCGCGCGCACGGCGTTGATGAGCGCATTCCAGTCGCCATCGTTCGTGATGCCGTCCACCAGCAGTTCACCGGGGTTCGCAGCGTCCGGGATGCGGACACGCGCGAGAGCCACCTTCGCCCACCCGTGTCGAGCGTAGGCGTTCGTGAGCGCTGTGGCATTGTTCACGAGGAGGTCAGAGAGCTTCGTGCCGTCGTGCTCGGCAAACTCATCCATCAGGATGCGCCGCTTCGCTCGCGGATCAGCGGAGCTGTCTCGGCCCTTTCGCAGCCGCTCGATGACCTGAGAGGCTTCGTCTTCACCCAGTCCATAACGGTTGACGAGGTCCCACTTCACGCTTTCGAGATTATCGACCGCGAACATGCGAGCGACGTTGTCGTCGACCACGCCCTGTGCGCGCTTGTAAATCTCCCGAGTCATCCCTCGCCCGAGCTTGTCGAGAAGGGGAGTGTCGATGAGGTGGGGCTGTGCCGAGGCGATCGCCTTCGTGATCAACTGCTCGACGTGGGCATAGCTTTTCTGATCGACGGTGGCCGCGACCTTCGCCGCCGACCACACACGCATCAGGTAGCGCTCGTCACCTTCAACAGACCCGAAGCCGTCAACGGGACGACCTTCGAGGCCCTCCGTGAGGAAGGGCGAGTTCTGGTGCTGGCGCACTTCGTCAGCGACGGAGTTGTAGTGTGAGGCGGCTTGTTGTGCCCACTTAGGCATCGCCTTGAACTCCGGGGAGTTGTTCGGCAGCCGCAGGGCCTCAGCGATGGTGGCTTCAAACTCAGACTCGCGGCTCTTCGCGGCGAAGTAGTTGAGACCTTTCTCTTCCTTCCAAGCGTCGAGCGCGACCTTACGCGCCTGTGCGATGCGGACGGTTGACGCGCTGGACTTCTGGCGGGCGTAAAGCTCAGCCGAGTGCGGCGTTACCGCGCCGCCTTGCTTCCCGACGCTGTCCTCGACGAGGACGCCACCGAGGGCTCTGACGGCGGGGTTGTTGGATCGACCAAGCACCCCGGCGATGCTAAACCGGACTCCTCCAAGTGCCGTTCGAGCGACACCGGATTGCTCCAGTCCGCCAAGGCCAGAGGCTGCCGAGAGTTGCGGTCGCCCTCGGGTGATGATGGGCTCCCCGGCTTCCGGGGGAAGTTCACCACTCGTGGATGCGAGGGCTTCTGAGGCGGCCTTGCCGAGCCGCTGGGCAGGCTTTGCGTTCTCATCGTATATCCCCTTCAACCAGTTCTGGAACGCCTCTGAGGGGACGTTCTCCGGGAGATTTCCTGTGGCAGCATAATACATCCGCCGCCAAACGTCGACCGCTCCCTTGTAGAGCTTCCCGACTACAGTGTGGTTGTCCTGCAGGTGCGCCAGCCCCTTCGCCCACTCCTGAGCGAGCCATTCCTGGTGGCTCATGGTGTATTTGAGGTGGCTGCCCGGGTAGGCTTCCGTGACCGGGCGGTCGAGGCCAAAGCTCTCGCCGCTTATCTTCGCCACCTGTCCGGGGGCGTAGTAGGTCTTGTGGAACTCTCCGAGGGTCTGCCCGGGGACCTTCGCCTTCCAGCGGCCCCACGCTCGGTTGAGCGACGCCAGCTCCTGCGTTGCCCCACCCTCGGCATTGAAGCTGCCGCGGTAGAGGCGCATCCCGTGCTTGACCATGTCGTAGGCGTGGCCGAACTCGTGGCTCAACGTCTCGACGATCATAGCCTGAGGGAGGCTGTGGTCGACCAGGATGCGGACCGAGCCGTCACCCATAGGGATCGCCACACCGAACATTCCGTCGCGCCAGCCGGACCACTTCCGAATGTCCCCGACGCGCAGCAGCGAGGTGAGGTTCAGCTTCGCGGCCAAGGCCTCGACATACTGCGCGGACTTCCGCGACAGGCTGCTCTCGTTCAGGACGTTTGTCTCGACATCGTTGGGCCCGAGCTGGGGCCGCTCCGGGGGCGTCGGGATGTCCTTAGGCTTCGGTATATCGGTCGGGTCGGGGGGCTCGATGATCGGTTCGGCAGGGCGGTTGTCCCCGCGGCGCGCTAGGCGGCGGCGGAAGACTTCGTCAGCGCGGTCAATCGCGTCCCACTCATCGTTCCGCTTGATGGCGTCATCGACGGTCGGGTCTCCGGTCCTGCGCGGCTGCGCCGGGTCCGCGGGGCGGATTGGCTCGGGGCGCTCGGGCGAGGGGCCGTTGGGGTCCTCGATCGCCGGCTTCGTGGGGTCAGCGTCCCCGATCGTGTCGCGGATACCCTTGCGCGCGGCGCGTCCGAAGCCCTCAGACCCATGCGCTCCTGAGAGGAGCCCGTAGGTCGCACCCAGTGCCGCGCCGGTCAGTGCTGACATGGCGAGGTCGTGGTGCTCCGGGTCACCGTTGTGGTTGAGGCTGTAGTCGAGGGCTGTGTTGGAGCCCGCTCCGAGGGCCGCATTGACGGCCACGCGGCTGGCTGTGCCGAGCTGGTAGGTCTTCGTGGCGACGTTGCCGAGGGCCCCGGTGCCCACCCCGATCGCAATAGCGGTGGGGTCGAGGAACGTCGCGAGGCCCCTCGCCGCCGTCCCACGCCAGCCCGCCGCCTCAACCTGCTGCACCTTCGACTGCTGCGTCTCGGCGGCTGATTGGATGGCGTCGGCGTGTTCGGGGGAGATGGCGTGGGTTAGCCAGTCATGATACTCGGGCGCGAGGCCCTTGGTCCGCTGGTCCCACTCTTCCTGGGACATCTTGTAGGGCTCTGCAGAGGCCTCGAATGAGGAAAGGGAGCCGGCCCTCATGATGGTGCTGGTCAGCGAGTCGGCGCTGTAGGCGGCCTTGAGAACGTCAGGAAACGATGCTGTGCTCTCGCGGTGTGCGCGCTGCTCGTCGGGGGTGGCGTCGGGCGGGGGCGTCCAGATGTCGTCGTAGGTCTTGACGGACTTCGCAGGGACATCCATTGACCCCGGAGTGCCGTCTCCGAAGCCTGTTACAGGACCTCCGACAGGCTGCGGGGCCGAGGGCGTGACCCCGTCGAGGTTCGCCAGCTCAACTGCTCGGTTGTAGCGTTCGTTGACGTTCTTGACCTTGGGGACCTCATACTGGCGGGTCCACACGTCAGCCCCGTGCATCATGCTGTCTTGAGACCGGAGGTCATCCAGCACGCCGCGGTAGGGTCCGAGAAGTTCGTTCTTGAGGTGCTCGCGTTGAACACGCGGGTCTTGCCACGGCAGCCCCATGGCCGCCGCGGTGCTCTTGAGTTGGACGGCGCGGGTGGAGTTCCACTGACCCCACCCGATGCTGTCTGAGCCGTCAGCCCCGTCGCCTTCCGCGGTGGCCCCACTATCGAGGTTCTTGCCGCTCTCCCAGGCGATGGAGCCGAGAGCGCCGCGCGCGGTCTGCTCCGGGACGCCTAGGTCAGTCAGCGTGTCGAGGAATGCTTGCCGGTTGACTCGGCCCTGGTCACTCATTCGTTCTTGATCCCGTGTCTCTCGTTGTAGCGTTGGATGATGGCCTTACCGACAGCGCTGTCGCGGCCGACGAGACCGCGCCCCGACATGACCTGCTCGTAGGCCGAGTCATTGGCGGGATCGGCGATGAGGTGGTAACCCTTGACGATGGCCGTGCTGAACGGTAGGTGCCGCCCATCCGTGGTGAACTGCTGATCTGGGTCGGCCGCCTTGGCCGCCGCTGCGGCGCTAGCGCGCATCGCGGTGGCGTGTTGCAGTCGCAGGTTCCCAGCTTCTCGCTCGGCGTTGAGCGTCTGTTGCACCCCGACGAGGTCGCCATGGGACAGCCGCGCGCCGCCGTGGACCGGGATGCCGTTGCCGTCGAGGACCATGAAGTATCCCTGGCCAGTATCCTTCAGCGTCAGGTCGCCGGGGTGATAGCCCTCGGCCTGTCCCGCAGGGGACTTGGCGTAGTCGGAGAGGATGCGGCTGGAGACCTGCCCATAGTCGAAGTCGTTGTTGGAGGACTTCCGCATCCACATGCCGCCGACCACTTGTCCGGTCTTGGCCATGTATTGGGCGGCAGCGTCCACCGCCTCATCACCCCCCAGTCCACCGGACTTTGCGAGGGCTGTGGAGAGGCTGTGCATCTCGCGGATGATCTCGCTGCGGTTGCGCGCGTTGGCGTAGTCGTAGCCCAACGTGCCCCAGAGGGCGCGCGCCGCAGCGCTGTGTGGATTGGCGAGGGAGTCGATCTTGTTCTTGATCGCGTCGAGCTGCGGACGCATGAAGTCTGCCGTCTCAGGCGTCTCAATGCGAATTGCATTGGCTGCACCGTTGAGCGCCTGAGCGTCCGTGAAGCGGGAGCCATCCGGGTTCTGGGCGTAGTCCTGGAGGACGCGCGCCGTCGTGAAGAACGATCGGGACTTGTCGTTGAGGAGGTCCTTCGCATAGGCCGGGCTGCGATCTTCGATGGCCTTGAAGCGATTGAATGCAACACCGAGCTGCTGGCCCTTTGCGGGGTCCGTCAGATCGGTGTTGTTCGCGAGCTTTACCGCGCTCTCGATCTCGCCCTTCCACGCCGAGTTGACCACACCGTTGTCGATGAAGACCTGCGCCTCTCGGTTGAAGGTCTGCGTGGGGGTCTCCCCATGGGCCTTCGCAGCGGCAGTTGACTGGGCGTTGAATGCCGCGACTGCTGTGCTCTGGCGCTTCTCGCGCGTGAGCGTCTCCGTGGAGTTGTCAACGGGGTTGGTGTATTGCGTATCGGCAATGGCCTGGAATGACCCGTCACCGGCCAGGAGATGGTTGAGGTCATCGGCCGCGACAGCCTGTTCCGTGGCGGCCTTGGCGGCCTTCACATTGGTCGTCTGCTGCACCTTTTGCCAGGAGGCGAAGGTATCAGCGCGCTGCGGGTGCTCTGCGAGAGCCGGGACGACGCCTTCCTCTCCGTTCACGCCCTGGCGCTTGGCGCTGGCAAACTCGACAGCCCAGTTGGGGTCGTCAGCCACACGCCGTCCAAGGTCCGCCCAGATGATCGCATCGGCCTCTTTGGGGGTCCGCTTGAGGCCGGTCACGAGCTGTGACTTGGTCTTGTTGATCACGTCCCAGGCGTCCTGCGGGGGGACCTTCCCGAACACACTATCCATGTCGATCTGCACGAGTTGTGCGGCGGACTGGTTGGTGTGATCTTCCTGTGCCTGGACGCGCGCTCCGAGGACCTTCTGTTGTGCGGTGGCGAGGAGAGAGTTGTATCCCGCCCCGAAGCCCCACGCTTGTCCGCTGTCGCCCTGCCACCCGTTGTCTTGGGTGATCTGCTCGCGGCGCTGCTGGAGCCACTGAGGGCCATCCTCGGGCCGCAGTGCGCCGGTGCCGATCGCCTCCGCATACTCCTTGCTGAGGTTCGCCGCGGCATACTGCCCCGAGATCATGTCCGCCTTCACCTGGACGTTCGGATGGAAGTCCCGCGGTATTTCGCCGGAGCGAACCTTCGCGTCGAACTCCTCGGGGGTGTTCAGCGCCTTGAGGCGGTCAAGCCGCTTCTGGTCGGTGGTCTCCCGGTTTGCGCTGTTGGCGACGGAGGCAAGCCCCGACTCGAATGCGCCGACCCCGGTCGAGAATGAGGAGAGAGATTGCGCGAGGTCCCCGAGGCGGGTGTCCTGCTGGGGAGCACGCACTCCCGGAGACGCGATCGAGACTGCCCCCGGGACTGCGAGGCGGTCTGGGTCCGTCAGCTCGGGAGGGGCGGCCCTAACGTAGTCGTTCATTAACTGACCACCTGGGTTGTTGAGAGGGTGTTGGTGTTGTGGGTTGCGCTGTTGTAGAAGCTCAGCCCCTGCCCGATGTCTCCGACGCCCGCGCCCGCGATCTTGAGGAGTTCATTCGTGCGCGACGGAGGCTGGACGGAGGGGAGCGCGTTGTTGCGCGCCTGAGTGCCGTTGAAGGCCGACTCTTCTTGCGCGTAGATGTTCGCGCGCTCCGTGCCCAGGTTCTGGGTGATGGCGCTCTCTTGGCGGCCCTCCGACATGATGTAGCTCTGCATCAGCGCGTCGAGCGAATGGGACCCGTCGACACCCGCCGCCCCACCTGCCGCGCGCGCCGTGGCTTCCGCCTCAGTCGCCTTTAAGCGGTCATTGAAGAGTTCGGTGGAGGCCGCGTTGTTGGCGTTCGTCTGCTCGGTCGAGAACTGGTTGTAGGTCTGTGCAAGGGCGACGTTGTTTTGGATCGCGTCTAGGTAGGAATAGGCGTTGGTGCGGTTGGCCTGTTGGGAGGCCTGTCCATAAGCGGCGTTCGCGCCGAGGGCCTGGATGCCGAAGTTCGCCGCCGACAGAACGCCACCCCCGATCGCCATCGTGGTTGGATCACACATTGGAGGCGAGAGCCTTTTCGAAAGTGATGAAGGGGACGCTGTGGGGCCCGATGACGGCCGCGCCTGTGAACTTGAAGCCCATGAGCCCGAGCCATTTGATGTGGAGGGTGTTGCGCGAGTCGACCATGTTGCCGAGGCGCGGGTAGTGTCGGTGCCACCCTTCGATGGTGGTGGCGCAGTGCTTGAGGACCACGCGCCGGTGCCGGGTCACAGCTTCGGTGCAAACCATCCAGATCACGCCGAAGCCTGGGACGGCGCACCCATGCACCCCACACAGCCCGAGGATGTCCCCTGTTGCCGGCGCAATCATCGTCAATGCACCGACCGTGGAGGCGGTGAAAGGCAATGAATGTTCGGGAGGGAGGCCTGAGAGGGCAACCAGCTCAGCCCGATCTTCGGGACGGAGGTGGGCGCAGACGTAGGCCACGTCATCAGGCGTGGTGGGGCGCAGGGGCGCGTGCATCAATTACTTCCTGGTCTTGGGGACGAAGTTGCCCTTCCACTCCGCGCGAATGAACTTCGAGGGGAGGAAGGAGTCGTTGACCAGTCGGATGGTCACGTTGGAGCTGTTGGCGAGGACGGGGAAGCTGAACACACCGTCGAACATGGACGGGGGCGCGTCGATGTCAGGGATGGTGTCCCCGATGCGCCACCCCACGAACTCGTAAGACGATGTGGAGTTGCCGGAAGGCGTCACTTCCACGCGGAAGTAGGCGCTGTCCTGGTAGGTCACGTCCAGCTTCAAGAGCTGTAGTTGACCCTCTTGGATGACGTTCTTCCCATCCTGACTGCGGACGAATATCTCCGAGAAGGTCCGCGCCGTTGTGAACGGGACGCCGAACCACAGGAGGAGATTGCGCGTGTCACCTTGCAGTGTCACGACGTTACCTGCCACACCCGCAACGGCCATGTTCTGGTATTGCGGGGAGTAGGCGTTGAAGCGTGTCACGGCAGTGAAGGTGCCATCTGACGGCGGCGTGTAGGGCAGCACGTAGGTGGTGAGGTCTGTCGCGATGCTGTAGGTCGGCGCGGTGAGCACATCACTGCCCACACGGCGATCAAGATACGTCACCGGGCCCCCACTGTCCGTGAGGCCGGGGCTCAAGCGCATCTTCTCAAGCAGCGTCTGCCCGCCCCGGTTGATGAGGAGGTAAAGCGTGCTGTTGATAATGAACGCCGAGAGGATGCTACCCCCAACGAAATTCCACCGCGTCCAAGCGGACTGGACCTTATCCTGGCCCTCCCAGAGGAACTTGTAGACCCAGAGTGATGACCGATCACCGACCGATGTCACGACGAGGCAGTCCTCAGTGGAGGACACGGCCATCTTGGTGGCCCCCGCGGGGATCAGGATGGGCACATGCGATGTCACTTCCTCCGCACTCGCGACATGGTAGTAGACATCGTAATACCACTCCTTCACACCGACATATGCGTTGCGATCAAAGGCGAAGAGGACGCGGCGTGTGATGGACACGGGCGCGACGTATCTACACAGGCTCTCGTAAGCGGACACCTGGGGCATCTGCGCTGTCTTGGGGGAGAGCACATTCTGCGCGCCGAAGCTGAACTGGTTCTGATCAGCGAAGATCGACAGACCGTTCTGATACGGGATCGCAGCGCGGAGGACCGCCACGTTGGGCGAAGCGCTGTTGATGTCGATCGGATCGGTGTCGAGGAGGACGATCGCGGACGAGCGCCAGAAGTTGAAGAAGTCTCCGACCTGACTCAGCACGGCGTTGTCGTCGGTGAGGAAACCAAGCCTGTCACCGAAGAACGTGACGCCATTGATCGTCGACCCCACGAAGGAGGGCTGCGGGATCGTGTTCAGGTCGCCAGCCACGCGGGGGTTCCACGAGGCGTTCTTCAGCGTGAAGCTGCCGTCTCCGTTGCGCACCAGTATCTGGGGCATCGTCGCTGGGTCGAATGATGTCTTGACCCCCGGCGCTGGGCACTCCGTCCATGACCCGATCACGGGCTGTCCGAGGCTGCCAGTCGCTGAGAACTTCACATAGTAGACCTGTTCCGCCTGGGAGGTGTCTCCGCGGATGCCCGCAACGAACCCTTCAGGAGCCACGTTCGGGAGGTTGGTGAAGAACTGAGTCTCGCCCTTCACCACCTTCATCGCTAGCCCAGACCAGCCGTCAACACATGAGACCGTGAAGTCGATGCCCGCTGCATTCTGTATCCAGACCGTGTTTGCGTTGGTGACGATGTTCCACCCAGCCCCGACCGTCAGCGCCGCCGCGATTTGGGTGTTCAAGTGCGATGCGATCCAAGTCGTGTCGATCGTCGCCGTGTCAGTGGCCACGCCGCCGCTGTTCGTCTGCTGAGAGGCAACCTGCGTCCCATTAACGGTGACCGTGTAGGTGCGTCCGTAGTTGCCTTGGATGACGTTCACCAGCGCCTCAGGCAGCCGTGCAGGGGCCGTTGTGCTCAGCATCGCGGCGGCGATCGTCTTGTTCACGATGAACGTGTAATCGGCGATCGTGACTGCGGCGAGGTTGGTGCTCTCCGTCCCCGCGGGGACATTTAGATAGGCGTTCCCGTTCGGGTAGTTGACCGTCCGAGCATTGCCCTGGAGGTCAGTGACGGTGACGACATTGTTCGCGATGGTGACGACGTAGCGTTCAACCTCATCGCGGTTGATCAGATGCGTGAAGGCCGTTGTGGGGACTTGGGAGAGAAGAGTGAATACGTGCTCTGTGGGCGGACGCCGCACGAGGCCGTCAACGATGACTGGCCATGTGTTGACCTCGTCGTCGGACTGCGTCGGAAGGCGCAGTGCTACGGCCTGCTGCGATATGCCGCCAAGCAGGTTCTGGATGCTACCCTTTTCTAGGGCCATGTCAGTAGCGTGCCATCCGGCGTATGGTGACAGCGCGCACGGAGGGGCTGTCCTTCACGACGTTGTAGGACTGCGCGTCAGACTCGTCAGCAAGGAAGTCTGCCGCGGCGCGCTCTTCATCCTCGCGTTCGAACTGGTGCAGCTCACCATCACCGAGGCGGGCATCCTGATAGCGTCGGGCTGCGCGCACCGCGATGTAGCGCCGGGCACTCTCAGGGAGGTCCTCAAAGCCAAGGAGGAGAACGATGTCGGCGTAAACGGCGCGCGTAGAGACGAACACGAACGACTGCGTGGAACGGTCATAGACCTTCCCTGAACGGTAGGCGAGGGTGCCGTAGGTGTCATCCCCTTTGAACTTCACAGCCAATGTGTTGGCGGCGAATGAGATCGTATTGTCGGAGGCATTCGGGGTGAGAGCGACATTCTCATCACGATTGAAAGACCACCCTTTGGACTGCAGCGCCCGGCTCTCTTCGCGGAGGAGGCGTAGGGCCGTTCCAGCGGCTACGGTGGTGTCCTGATCGAGCGTGTTAACGGGGCTCTCGCTGATGACGAAGAGGAGCATGTTGACTGCATCCAGCTCGGTCGTCGGGGAGTAGGTTGTGTCGTAGGCCATCGGGTCCTTAAACGGAAAAAGCCGAGCCCCCGCGAGGGGACCCGGCATGTTGTGTGGTGGTGCCGATTACGGCGTGGACAGCTCGACGGCCGCCTCGGGACGAAGGATGCCGTGACCAGCCGCATACTTGGCGATGAAGAACCAGCCCTGACGGCGGACTTCGCGGTCAGCCTCGACAGCTACGTCGAGGAGTTTCACGGTGCCCACCGCGTCCTGGTGGTTCACCGAAGCGACCGTCTTGGTGTAGCTCGCCTGGGCAGACGGAGAGGTCGTCGCATCGGCCGTGAGATCGGTCGAGGGCAGGTTGGTCGTCTTGATGATCGGGAAGCCCGCCACCGAGTCGATCGAGCCCTGAGCGATACCGCCCGAGCCGCCGAGGAACTTGTTCAGGAGGTTCGGGTTCTGCGCGAGGGCGTAGAACTGCGCGGGGCGCACGAACGCCTGACGGCCGTCCTTGCCCACCCACTTCTCGTCCAGGGTCTGGGCGGCGGCGAAGAGGGCAGCGGTGAGGACGTTCACGTCCGTCGCCATCGCGGCGTTGGTGATCTGGGAGCCACCAGCTTCACCCGTGATGGTCGCAGCCGTGCGCGCGGCAAGGATGAAGTTGCCGGCGACGTTGCGGTCGAACAGGATAGCGAGCTTGCGGCCCAGCTCCTCGACGTAGCGCGAGCGGACTTCGAAGTGAGCCATCGCGTCGTCGATGTCGGCGATGAACGTGGTCGAGGTCAGCAGACCGTCGATCGAGATCACGCGCTCAGCGGACGAGATCACCTGACCATCGAGGTAGACGCCCGGGGTGTGGTAAGCCGCAGAGGCGCGGCCAATGACGGGAAACTGCTTTCCCGGACCCTTCCTTGCGGAGGGAGTAGACTATACCTTTGTCCATTCGATCGCACGCTGAAGCGCGATCGGGTCGTCTTTGAGCAGTCCGATGGCTGTGTTGCAACGTGTGCAAAGCAGACCGCGGATGCGTCCTGTGGTGTGACAGTGATCCACTGCAAACGCCTTATAGCGCTTTGAGTAGAGCCGCTGATCACAAATGCCACAACGACCTCGCTGCTTGGTGAACATCGAGAGGTAATCCTCCTGCGTGACGCCGAGGGTTCGTTCTCTCTGACTGATGATACGACATGCCTTACACGTCGTGTCGCGTCTACCGTTCCGGTCCTTCTTGTAGAACTCAGGCTCGGGCTTGTGCTCACCGCATTTTGTGCAGCAGTATGTTGGAAGTGCTTCCCGTCTAGTCGTTACACCTTCGCGCGTGTTGCGCAGACTTGGCTCGGGATTGCCCACGTGGGGGTTCCCCGAATTTGGGAAGTGTTTAGAGTCGGCCCAGTTCAATTTGGGTTAAGCCGACTTGCCGGACTTGATCGAGCGAACGAAGTGCCGGTCCTTGAACATCGTATCCTTCTCGAACTGAGCGAAGACCTCGCCCGAGAAGACCTTCAGAAACAGCGCAAGCGGATCGCCAGCGTTGTTGATCTGACCAAATCTGGAGACTGTGGAGTCTAAGACGCCACCAGTATCAAAAGCCATGTTGTGTTGCTCTCGTGTGTTGTGGATCGTTGGGTGATCGAGCCAACGGGCCTACGCACGAGCATCGAGGTAGTTCAGCGGATGCCCCCCTCAGGGAACAACGACCGAGCCAAGCTGCTTTGTGTGTGAGTCCTGTTAGTCCTGCTGCTTGCCTCCTAAAGAGGAGCACAGATGCACGACGACACATTCGAGAGAGGACAGGTTGATTGGGGTGGGCTCAACCTGCAAGGCCCAGCATCATTAGTTGTGTTGGTCGGTGCTGGTCACCCAGCTTGGAACGGACGGAACGCCCATTCGATGGTCCACGTCTCTGCCCATGCGGACAACCGGGCGAACCTCGGCCCAATGGACTGTGAGGGGTCCTTGGCCAGTGTCCAGAGGAACAGAGAAGCCAGCCATAAGGGGGAGGGCGACTTTCGCAAGGATCGCCCCCACTTACTTGTGGGGGTCTTTGACGAACAGCGCGCCGACACCGAGAGCCAGGGTGTGGAACTCGGGGGTGACGAGCACGTCGACGATCGACTTACCAGCCGCGAAGTCCGCGGAGACCTGACTTACGGAGGTCCAGATGGCGGCGCTGCCGATGGCAGTCGTAACCCAGGAGCCGAGGACGTTAGCGATGAGGGGCTTGAGGAGGGCTTCCATTGTGAGCTTTCAGGAGGGTGTGGAGCATCTCGGCAAGAGCGCCGAGCGCGAATGTGCCGAGCAGGATCAGCGCAAGGCCGATGTAATGCACGGTGGGGATGTCATGCAGCGGCGCGGCGATGACAGCGCCGATAGACGTGAAGACCTTCACCACAACGCCCCCGAGGAGGCCCGTAGTGGCGTGCGTCGCGATGGGTGACGGAAGGTCGGGGGGCGCATCCACGGACTGTGCGATGGGCCCTGTGTGCTTCGTGATGATCGGTGTGGTGACGCCACCCCACAGCGCGGCTTCCGCATGACGGCGCTTCACAAGCCCCGGAAGGACCTTTCCATTGGCACGAGTCCATCGGAGAAGCTGCGCCGGAACGGCCGCGTAGTCGCCCGCGTTGAGGCACTTGAGGAGTGTTGAGCGGCGGAAGTTGCCCGCCCCCACATTGAAGATGAACGAGGTGAGGGCGTCGAACTGGTGTTGTTGCAGCCGCACCTTCACACGTTCATTGATCTCCCGCTCGACCGTTGCAAGGTCATTGCGGAGGATCACGACCGCTTGATCGCGGGTAATCGTTTGTCCAGGGAAGACCTGAGGCTGCCCCGCTGCTGCCGTGTGTCCGTAGCCGATAGTCCAAATGCCGGCCGGGCACCGATACGCAGTGAGGTAGAGCCCCTCGGAGTGGCCGATTAAGTCCACTCCGAGTTGGCCGACAGTTTGGGTCATCAGAACTTCGAGACGAGCATCCGCGAGATGACGCTGGCGCGGTAGGCGGGGTCCTTGCTGTATTTCGGGTCCTGCACGGCTTTGTTCTGCTCGAAGGCGGACGCGAAGGGTTGGACGCCCTGGAGGGCACCCCCCAGACTGGTGTCGCCCTGAACCAGCCTCGGGGCTCTCCCGTTGGCCTTCTCGTAGGCGTTCTTCAGGTTGCGCACAGCGAGGAGCGCCGTGTTCGGGTCGCTGTCCATCGCCTTGTTGTAGGCCTCGACCTCAGCCTTCGGGAGGCCAGTGCTCGCCCAGCGGACCAGCTCTCCGTAGCCATCCTTGCCGCCCGCCTCGCCGAAGATGGCGTTGTGGTGGTTGGTGACGGTGGCCTTCGAGCCTTCGACGTATTGGTCGACCAGCGCGCGCGCGTTGTCCCCGAGGACGCCCTTCAGAGACTCGGCAAGCTTCGCGCGGCTCTCCTCGGACACATCGCCCTTCTCGGAGAACTCCGTGTTGAACGGTGTGAGATCGACACCCGCCTTAGTCGCGGCGGCGGCAGCGGCCTTATCGGCTTCCGTCTGTGGGGTCTGCTCGGTGCTCGCGGTGGTGGTGGCCGGCTTCGTCTCCGCGGGGGGCTGTTGACCCTTCTTCAGCTCAGCGAGTTCTTGCTGGGCCTTGGTGAGGGCGGCGCGCGTCTCCGCGGCAGACTTCGTGTATTCAGCGACGGAGGTGAACTGCTCTGGCAGCCAGTCGGGGCGGCTGGGGGTGGTGTCCCCCTCAGCAGCCGCGCGAGCGGCAGCCTCAGCGTCCACCTTGGCGGCCGACTGCTCCAGGGTCGGAGCGCTGGCGTGGGGGTCGACGTTAAAGCTCTGCTCGGCCATCAGTTCGTCGTCACCGTGAGAGCGATGTCGCCTTGCCGGTAGGTCTTGACGCCGGGTTCGGAGGCGATGGTCATGCCATCATCAACGGCCGCCACGCTCGCGTCCGCGGTCGTAGTGGCGATCGGCGTGTCGGGGTCTACCGGCGCGTCAGTGGTCTGTGCTTTTGCCAAGTTGGCTTACTTTCCTTGCTGTGCGGCGTGTGCCGCGATTGCAGACTGGGCGACTCCACCCGCAGCCCCGATCGTTTGGGGCCCGAGCTTCTGGATCATCTCTTGCTGCTGCTGTTGCTGCTCTTCCTGCTGCACCTCCGCTTGGGAGCGCATCAGGTCGGTGACATCCACCCCGTAGGCCGCCGCAGACCGTTCGAAGTATTCGAAGGGCTGGACATATTTGAACACCACCTCGGACCCGAAGGTCTGCAGGACATCCGTCGTCCACGCCTTCATGGCCTGAAGGTCAGCACCGCGCCCGATCGCCTCAAGCCCCGTTGTGATCGTTGGCTCAGCCACCCCCGATGGGAGGGCGGGGACCTTGCGAACCTTCTGCATCCGTCTCTCGAAGAGGAGGACGACAGGGAGCTGCATCTCGGCGGACAGGATCGTGTAGACGCCGCCCAGGGCGTCATCCAGCTCACCGGCCACATACTTGATCTCCTCGGCCGTCACGCGCTCTGCTTGACGCTGCACCGTGGAGTTGAGCATGAAGGCGTAGGACAGGCGTTGCGCGATCACCTCTGCTTGCTTCTGCGCCGTCTGGAAGTCGGCCACCTTGTTCGCCGCCTGGACGATTGTGACATCCTCGGCGTTGCCGGACTTCACATCGCCGTTGCGCGCCGTTGCGACAACCTTGACGCGGGTGACGCCGTTGGGCTTGACGAGGAAGAGGACGCGTGCTGTCGCGGCGATGCCCTCCACAAGCGTCTCAGAGAGCCCCTCAAGGCTGTCCAGGTCGCCGAGGAACTCCTCGACGTAGCCGCGGCCGTAGTCCTCGCTGGGCTGCGCAGACCATCTGAGTGGTATCCACGGGCAGAACTCCAGCGGGTAGGTCCCCTCGGACTCGGGCAGGATGACGCCCTCGACCTCCTGGTGGACTTTCCATTCATCGTCCATGCGCCGCACGTAGGTGTAGAGGAACGAGGACTTGGCGCTCGTGCCGGTGTGCTGCGTCTCTGGCTTGTCGTCGGAGTCGTCATCCCCGGATAGGGCCTCGGTGACCTCTTTCTGTTCGAGCAGCGCGCGGGCAGCCTTCGGAAGGGTCTCTTTCGATAGCGGCTCCTGCACGACGATCTCAAGCACGTTCCCCTCTGGGTCCCGCCGGACGACGAACTGGTCCAGCCGGAAGCCCCTCACACGGCCCTTCTCGGGGCAGTGGAGCAGGTAGTTGCCGGAGACGATGAGGTGCATGAGAGCGGTTGACGCGGCGACGCGGAGCAGAGCCTTGTTGATCTCCGTCATGATTGCTCGTTCTCGCCGGTTCATGGCGATCTCGAACACGCCGCGCGTAACGCTCCCCTTCTTCCCTAACTGCTCCAGGAGATAATCGTCGATCTCGTATTTGAAGAAGGTCGTGTTGGCAGGGAAGAGGGCGAGTAGCAGCTTCGATGCTAGGTTCCTGAGACCGCGCGCCCCGAGTGATTGGAAGGGGGTGGGCAGCGTCATCGCTGGGTTGAACCCGAGCGGGGGAACCAGATAGGGAATGGTGAGGGTGGCGCAGTCACGCGCTCGGATGAGGTAGGGCTCACGGCCCGTCCTCAGAGCCTCAAAGCGTGAAGCGGCGAGCCCTGTCGAGGCCGCCACTCAATCAGCCTCCGGGGATGGAGAGGCCGTTGCCTGAGGACCCCCCCGTGTTGAGGTTGATCTTCAGTGCGTTAATCCCGCGGCGCTGGCCTTGGGTGTAGGTTGTCGCGTCCGTCTGATCCTTGTTCGCGACGTTCAGCACGGGGGCCAGAGGCGTCACGATGGGAGGCGGGGGAGCGGGAGCAGGGGGCGGCGGGGGGATGTAGACGGGGGTCTGTTGACCGCCGCCTCCCCCACCGAAAAGGCCACCACACATTTAGTCGGATTGATCCTTCTGACGTTTGTTGATGGCGCGCAGATGGCGGATCAACTGCTGCTGGCCGATGCGCCGAGCTATCTCCTCCGGTGTGGGGATGTAGTCGGGCAGCCGGTCTGGGTAGGTGCGCTCCAGGAACGCGATGAGGGCGTCGTCAACAGGGGGCTCGCTGAAGTCCGGGTGGAATTCGGCGTGCTCTTTCACGGACTCCTGGTGACGTGCGAGGGGGATGTCGGAGACCTCGATCTCCTCCTCGCTCGTGCGGTTGAGCCGCGCCATTACGCGCTAGGCAGGTTCACGGGGAGCTGGGCGTCCCACCACTTCGAGGCCGGGTCGAGCAGGTAGGCTCGTTCCTTGAGGAGGTAGGAGATCGCCTTCTCAATGTCCTCGACGCCGTTCTTCGCGTCGGAGCGGCAGATGTATTTGATGACGTTGGCTTGCCAGAACGAAAGGTTGTTCACACGAGCGAAGTGGATGGGCTGGATCGCGAAGCGCGAGTAGTGGCTCGGGTCGACCGCGGGGCCCACCGGAGCGGGGGCCACCGGAGCGGGGGCCACCGGAGGCGGGAGATCGACCGGGGCGGGCGGCGGGAGATCGACCGGGGCGGGCGGCGGGGGAGGGACCGGGGGAGCTGCGGGGGTCGGCCGCGCCACGACGGCCGGGGAGAGGGCGTCCACCAGCGGCGCAGGAGCCACCGGCGCAGGAGCCACCGGCGCAGGAGCCACCGGAGCGGGCTGCGGGGGGATGACAACCGGGGCCGGCTGTGGCTGCGGGGGGATGACAACCGGGGCCGGCTGTGGCTGCGGGGTCAGCTCCGCGGGGGTGAGTGCAATGTCGGCCATAGGTTGCGGGGTTCCTTTCTGCTGCTCGGCGGCGCGAGCAAGTCCAATGGGGCAGGTTGCGGCTGTCGCATCATCTGCACAGGGGTTCATGTGGAGGATGCCGCAGTAGCGGCAGTTGGTCGGCTCGGTCATGTGGACTTAGCGATGTCCTCTTTGGTCATGGCGGTGATTGCTTCGAAGTATCCGTCCCACTGGTCCACGCCTTGGGCGCGGAGGGAGGCGAGGAAGCGAACGTCTCCAGCCATGCGGGCGTTGTGGCGGCGCGTGATCTCCAGCTCGTTCTCTTTCTTGGCGAGCCGCTTCTGCAGCTCTGCGATCTCTTCCTTGAGCGCTAACTCTTTGGTGACTGCCACAGGATCGGTTCCTTCTTGTCGAAGTCATAGTCAGATGCACGGCAGATGCGCGCCACTCGGGCTTGCACCAGGGCGTCCTCTTCAGTGAGGCCCTTGCTCTTGAACGCCTCGACGACGCGCGACCACCGCCAGGGGAGGAGGTGCTGGGGTGGCAAGCCCCCTTCGTCGAGCAGGAACGCCTCAGCCTTCTTGGGGCCGATGCCGGGACAGCCCTTGTAGCCATCAGTCGCATCACCCATGAGCGTCTGCATCAGGTGCCAGTGGTCGGCTTCATGCTCGCTGATGCGGACCGCAGTCTCACTCTTCGTGTCCCAGAACAAGCCTGGGATGGTCTTCATGTCCTTGTCGAGCGAGATGATGATCTTCTTGCCCTTCAGCTTGGGCCAAGTAGACCAAATTCCCAGAACGTCATCTGCCTCCAGTCGTGGCTTGTCGACGGCGTCCCACTTGGCGGTGAGGTGCTGTTTGAGGGCTCGAAGAAGGATAGGCTTACGTGTTGCTCGTCGATTGGACTTATACGAAGGCAGAACGTCATACCGAAAGCAACGCTCTGCACTAAGAGCCACAAGCGTTCGTCCTGCTGCAAAGCGGTCAGCAAATGATCCGAGGAGATCGTCCAGCTTTCCCTCAGCCTCAGGGAGATCGGCGTTGAATGTCGTGCGTCCATCAGCCCACTCAATGGCCTCTTCAGCGGCAGCCGCGACGCGGTATGCGAACACGTCTCCGTCGATGAGGACGGTTGTCTTAGGTATCTTGAATGCCACTCAGACCTTTCCCTGGAGGCTCAGGAGGAACGATCGTGCGTCCTCGTGGTGAATGTTGAACCACTCCCCTTCCCCCCGGAAGCCGCGCAGCTTCACCTTCATGGCAGCCTCAGCGGCCGACCGATCGGGGAAGTGTGCAGCGAACTCCAGCTTGAAGTCGCGGAGTGGGGAGCAGGTTTGGTAGGCGGGGAGCCGCGCTTCGATGTTCGCGGCGCGGCCGATCTTGGTCCACCCCGGCCATGCAGGGTTCGTGATGAGGTAGACGTAGCCGGGCTTAATGGCACTCTGCCCAGTTGCGCCCGTAGTCGGCGTTGCCGGCCATCGGGCAGTGGCATTTGAAGTGCTCTCCAGCCACCTTGATGGCATTGACCATTGCAGCCCCGACCACACTCGCGATGCCATCATCCCGAGCGTCGAACTGAACCTCGTCATGGACCCAGAGCATCTGCTCGAAGTCTTTGCCGGGGACCAGCTTGGTGGCCGCTTCAGGCCCCTGCGCGCCGATCACAGAGGGCCGAACCCCTGTCAGCTCGG